GATCGCGATGAGAATGAGATGCTTCATAACCGGCCTCGCGGTTTGTAGTCTGGATCTGTGACGTGGGAGACGCCCCACAGAATGAGCGCGAAGAAGAGAGCCACCGCTCCGATATCCGCTGCGCCCACCATCAGCACTAGCAGCGAGAAGAGTGCCACAAGCGCGGCAGCAAGTCCACAGTGCTCGGAGAAATTCACGGCTGCCGACTCCAGTCGCACGTAATGCCGGTATTGATGACCTCGACGCAGTGCGTGCCGTCGGTGAGCCAGAACTCGTGCGCCATCTCCCATCCCATGTCGTGCGTCACGATCCGGTCTTTGCCTTGGCCGTGCTCGGTCGGCGCACGGGGACGCGGCTCATCGCGGATCGCGGGCTGCGTCGCATCGCTACAGCCCCACACGCAGCCGATGATCAACCATGCAATGAGGGTGGCGCGCATCAGATCGGATCTTCGAAGTAGACGCTCTGCCCGAACTCCGAGATGCGCAGCGTGCAGTTCACACGCTTGCTCACTTCGTTCCACTTGGAGACGGTAGCTGCGCCGAGGTCGACGCCGCAACGATACGCTGCGATGTCGAGGTAACACTGCACGTCCGCGAATTCCTTGGCGATCTTCTGCTGGATCTCCAGCTCTTGCGCGGGCGTGAAGTCGCCGCGCTTCTTTTTCTTGAGGAGATTCGCCAGCTCTCCGAGTTCGCCGAGCACAGCCAGCATCCAATCGGAGTCTGACCAGTCCGAACCGTCTTCCTTGTGGATCGCGATGCCCTGCCCGTTCTGGAAGAGCGGCAAGCGGGCTAGGTTCGCCGCGCGGAGCGCGTTGAACGTGAGCCCGAGGCACGTAGCCGGGAAGTTGACGTTCTTCGGATTCATCAGTATTTCCTGTTCGGGTTGGGGATGATGAAGGCTGAGCACACGGAGCTATACGCTTCGTACTCCCGCTTCGAGGCGCCCTCGCGGTCGGGGACGTTCCCGAATCTCGCGAGGTACGCCCTGCCGTCTTCGGTCTTGATCCAGGCTAGATACTGGTCACGGGCGCCAGCTTGGAGCGCGGCATCTCCGATGCTCTTGCATGAGGTCTGCCAGCGTGGATTCCACGCATTCAGCTCCTCGATGAGATCCTGGGTCGCGGGGGACAATTAGTTCGCCTTCTTGATTTGCTTTAGGAGTATGCCTGAGCGCTAGCCCGGAGTCAAAGATCCAGTTTCCAGCCCAACTCACGCGCGGGGGCGGAGATTTCGGGCCGCAGCACATCGACGCCTTCTTCGATCCGGAGCTTGAGCGCGCGAACCTCGGCGCGAGCTTCGTCACGTTCCTTGAGCGGGGTCTTGATGAGTACTCCGAAGCCATTGGCCGACAGGTTTTCCATCGGAATCGCGAAAGAGGGCATCGGCGCACGCAGAGCTTGGTCGCAAATCTGCTGGCGCAACGCCGCGTTTTCTTTTGTGAGCCGATCGTACCACTGCCGGGATTTCACGCGTATATCTTCACGCGAAATGCGCGCATCACGGGCATCCGTTTCCGCTTTGTAGGCACGATTCTTTTCGTGGCGCAGATCCTCTTGGAGCTGCGCGATCGTCGCCGCCTGCTCCGCTTCGCGCCGGGTGAAGCCGCGAGCGCGGTCGTCTTCACCGAGCTTGAGAGCCGTCGCCGTGCCCTTCTGGATGCCGGCCGCGTCGCGCAACTTCGACCACAGGGACTTGCGTTGCCAGTCCGGCAATGCGTTTGTTGTCCAGAACGCGGCCGTGTAGACCGCTTTTACTGCGGCAGCCAGATTGCCGAGGCGATCGGAGTATCGCGTAGCGTCAGCTTCGGCGCGGTTCGCATCCTCGCGAAATTTGTCGCGCTCTTGGCGGAATTCCTTGATCGCCTGTCTCTGATTGCGAATCTGCTCATCCTTGCCGAAGATCTCGCCGAGTAGATTCTGCTCGCGGCGCTGTGCTTCGGCACGCAGATCGATTTCCCGGCTCTCATCGATCCACGCCTGTGTTTTGCCGAACTGCAACGGTCCAACGGAGATGTGGACGGTGCGCGGCGGGTACGCTGCCTGCTGGAATGCGTCGTGAAACTTCCGCCACTCCAGGAGTTCGGTCAGCGCGTCGTAGCGCTCGCGATGCACGGCGACAGGCGTCGCCCACTTCGGGCGCGGCTTCCATACCCGAGTCGCCTCGCGTTCGAGCCAGCGACCGATGGTGTTTTTGAATTCGATGATCGTCGATTCGCGAGCTTTGCGCTCGGGTACTGTCAAGGTCACGTGGGGATCTCCTATGTCCAAAGAGGAAGCCAGTCTTGCACGCGAGCCGTCTCGTGGTCAAGCGTGTCGAGCACGCCGTTCCATTCGGGCAGGGTCCAGGACTTCTTGGTGTCACGCACGAGCACACAGATTGCCTCGGTGGCTGCATCTTCGCGCTTCATGACGGACTTGACCGTCTTGCGCATGTGCTCGGCGAGCGGATCGGCAGGGGTGTTTATGTGCATGGCGCGGACGGTAGCACGGCCAGCTCACCGATTGCAAGACAAAAAAAGGGCGCCCCATTTCTGAGGCGTCCAAGTCAAGACGACTAACTAGTAAGCGGGCGGCGGTGCCGCCACGGGTTGCCCACGCCGGACGCGTATGCTCCGCACTGCCTCCGTGGGTCTGCCCATGCGCTCCGTGCCCGTCAGCTCATCCATGCGCGCAAGCTCCACGTAATGCCAGCGGCGGAAATCGTCGTCACTCATTGGCCGGTGCCATTCCAAGAGCGCGGCCGGCACGCGGTTGTGCTTGGTCAGATTCTCGACCCCCGGAAGGATGCACGTGTTGGCCGGCACGTTGAGCCCGGACACAAGCGCGCCCTTGATCGGGTAACAGTGATCGACGTGGAAGGGCTCGCCTAGCATGTCGGCCATGGTCGCAGCATCCGCGTAGAGCTTCGCGAGTGCGACCAAGTTGCACCATGCCGGGGTTGCTTGCCTTCGTTCGTGCCGTTGCTTCCCCCGGCGCGCTTTGCTCTCCGGTCTTGCGTGGCGCTTCTTTTCGGCTGCCTTGGCTTTCGGTGTTGCTTGGCGCTTCTTTTGGGCTGCCTTGCGCTTCGGTGTTGCGTCACGTTTCTTTTCGGCTGCCTTGCGCTTCGGTGTCGCGGCGTACTTCTTTCGGAATGCCTTGTATTCCGGTGTGGCGTTGCGCACGCGCAGACATTCGACACATTGCCTGCTGCCCACGTACCGCTCGGCAACGTGCCCGCGCGGACACGGCACGCCAGTGAAATACTTTTTCAGGCCGCGCGCTTTGGCGTCACTTCGGGAAATCACTTCGGCAAGCATTGATCCTCCAAAAAGAAAAACGGCGCGGCGCGCACGAGCAGAATCGCGAGCGCGAAGTCAATCAGTGTGCCCACATTTACTCCACCGTGCCACGTTTGCACGCGTTGAATTCTCGCCGACCGTGAGCCAGCGCAGGTTTGATTTCACGTAGCCGCGCGCAGGATACTCGCGGTCAAGGCTACAACGCAAACGCGAGTAGCCATGCGCGAGACTCCATGCACGGAAGTCTTCGAAGTCAAGGAAATCACACGCGAGCCCGCGCCAATACTTGCAGTCGGCGCGCGATGCCGTACCGCGCAGCCGGCCGCGCATGTTGTGCCATGCCTGATACAGCCGGATCGTGCGCGTGTTCGGTGCGCCGCGCGGGCGCCAGCACTTCGTTGAACGAAGAACGGGCACTAGGCGCCCGGAGTCAAGTCAATCTTGTCGCGGCGATAGCTTTGCGCGCCGCGAATCTTGGTGCTGTACATGTACGCGACTTCGAAAACAGTCGCGATGCTGGTTGGGTCGCGATGGATCGCAAGCGCTTGCTTTGCGGCTGCGCGTGGCGACTTCGCTTCAATGTCCATTGTCCAGGTAACTCGGTATTGCATTGGTTCCTCCTAGCCGTCGATCCAGGTTATGAGAACGTAGCACACTGCCACGTTGAATATCAGCAGGGCGCCGAGTCCGATGCCAAGCGCCCACATCAGCAGTTTGAACGCGGGACTCACGCGCGCACCCGATACTTGGTGACACGTGCGGGACGCGTTACGGTCAAGGTTTTCTTGCGACCGATGCGCGCGGCAATCTCGGCTGCGCCATCCTTCGCGATTTCCTTGTACCAGTCGCCGAAGGATTCGACTCCGCCGCAAGATTCGACTTCCGTCGTTTTGTTGCCATCCGTGTCGAGCAGCGTGGTGAAGACGACAACGTAATGCCATTGATCGTTGCACCAGTCACTCAGGCACTTAAAATCTCGATCGACTGCCTGCTCGCGCACTTCCCCGTCCGTGGGCTCGCGGCCGAGTCCAGCCTTGAGTTTCGCGCGTTCATCGTCGGCCAAGCCCCATCCGTCACGCTTCGCGAGCTTCATGGCGCCCGCGTAGTCATAGAAGCGTGCCTTGCCGCGATCGACGCACAGCACGCGTTCTCCGGGCGCTTTGGATTCGCGGTCGCGCCAGCCACTGACGGGTCCGTGGCCATCGCGCTCTTCCCACGGTGCGCCGTGGTCCTGATCCGGTTCGATATCGATCCGGAACGTCAAGCCTTTGTGCTCGAATGTGTCCATTGGTCAAGTTCTCCTAGAGAATGGGGCGCACAGGTATCTGCGCGCGGATGGAAAGTAATCGGGTCAAGGCTTCCAGCCTTCGCGGGGATCGCGCGGCAGTCTGCCGTGCGCGGTAGTCGGAGCATCCGCGCAATTTTTCAGCATCGTACCGCGCCAGCAGTTCGCGAGCTTCGCGCGGCGTCATGGTTTGGGGCGCTCCAGGTTCCAGAATCGACGCTGCGCGCGGTTCAGGCGCTCGCACTCGCGTCGATTGATCCCCGCCACAGCTAGCGCGTACCGGGATAGGGGCGCGGGCAGTTCTCGCAGCGTGCGCCCGTCTTCGGGTTTGAGCCGCGCGCGCATCACTTCGGCCCGATGGTCGATATCGACACAGCATAGGCGCTAAGCGCCTTTGACGACGCGACCCATGCCGAATAGGCTGCGCGCTCATCGCGGGCGCAATGCTCGCACGTTGCGCCACAGTGCGCTTTGCGATCCATTGCCCGATCCCAGGATGAGAGCGCCGCGCGCGTGGCGTCATTGAGCCGCGCAAGCTCCGCTAGTTCAGCATGTGAGTAAGTGAAGATCTCAGGAAGCATGGTAGACCCTCCGGAGGAAGCGCCGATAGTGCGGCGCGCTCCAGGATGCGGCACTAGGCGCCCATTCTCGACGCGCCACCAATTGCGCACAAAGCAATCATACATGGTTAGTAGTTCTCTGCTTCTTCGCGAGTGATGAAAAAGTGAATCCCGTGAGAGCATTCAACGCGCGGGTCCGGATCGTATTTGTCCGGGCGAACGGTTTGTCCTTTGATGTAAGCCGTTTCGGGGTTGTGAAACCCTACCGCGCCTTCCGGCGCTTCCAGGACTACCGCATACGCGGCGCGACACTTGCGCGAACCGTAGGCGTTGACGCGTTTGGCGTCGGCAGGGATGAGTAGCTTAATAAGACCAGCACGGCACTTTTTCCAGCCGACCAGTTCGCCTGCTGGCAGGATGCAGAATTGTGCCAAACCTCTAACGTCGTACAGGTCCGAGTCGCGCAGGTTCGCGTTGCGCAGGTCCGCTCTGTACAGGTTCGCTCTGCTCAGGTTCGCGCCGTACAGGTCCGCGCCGCGCAGGTTCGCGTTGCTCAGGTTCGTACCGCGCAGGTTCGCGTTGCTCAGGTTCGCGTTGCTCAGGTCCGCGCCGCTCAGGTTCGCGCCGTACAGGTCCGCGTTGCTCAGGTTCGTACCGCGCAGGTTCGCGTTGCTCAGGTCCGCGCCGCTCAGGTTCGCGCCGTACAGGTCCGCGCCGCGCAGGTTCGTACCGCGCAGGTCCGCGCTGTACAGGTTCGCGTTGCGCAGGTCCGCGCTGCGCAGGTCCGCGCTGCGCAGGTCCGCGCTGCGCAGGTCCGCGCTGCGCAGGTTCACAATCTCGCGCGACGATCCGTCCAGGAATTTAATTAGCATAACTTGTGCTCCGTATTGTTCGGATAGCCCGGCGGGTCGAAGCCTTGGGGGTGCATACAGTCAGGGCACAGCTGCCCTCGGGTTCGCGATCCGGATTCAAACTCATAGCCACATCCGAAACAGTCGACGGAATACACGGTCTCCGGGCAACCGCGTTCGTGGCAGATAACTCCGTTGATCGAGAGGATTTCACAGCTATGGCATTTCATGAGTGCATCCTTGCAAGGATAGTTTGTGTGTAGGATGTCGGGTATCCGTGAGCGGCTTCCGGCAAATACATCGGTAACGTGAAGCCGCGCGCCAAGGCACATGGCAGACATGCCCGGTTGACGCGAGGCCATTCCATCACCGCGTGATTGTTGCAGCCTTTGTAGCCACAAAGTTTCACTGCGTAGTAGTTAGTCAGATATCCCCGGTAACACACAGGGCATGTGCCGCGAGCCGAGCCATAACACGCGCATACTTGAGCACGGCAAGCCAAGCAAACCTGCCAAGCGTCTTGTTTACAGCCGAATGAATGGACCGACGAGTTCATGACTGCACCGCCGGACCCGCGCCGCGCGGGTAGCGCCGGCGCATCTCGGTAAAGAGCAGTTCCAGTGAGCGGCCCGCCGCGACGCGCAATCCGTGTACCGCTGTGCTGTATTCGGCTGCGTTCATGACTTGCGCCCCTGTGTCGTGTTCCAAGCCTCATAGCCTGCCGCGTAGTCTTCGGCTGTGCCATTCGGGCCGAAGAAGTGAACGGGCATCATCGGGCGCCCCTCGCGCGCGTCAACATAGCCGCGCTCATAGTTGGACGATTGCCGATTGACTTCGCGCGCGGCGCGGTGATGCACCGCGATGCCGCGTTGCTTCGCGGCTGAAGGATCAATCAGCACGATCGCGGAGCGCACGCGCGGATCGGTCTCTACACCAAAGGCGCGGGAAGCATCGGAATAGATGCGCGGGGCGATGTGCTCGAAGCATGCCGCCGGTTTGTGGTCGCCCCAAACAACGCGCAGTGAGGAAACAGTCTGGTAGATGTACAGCATGGTTTTAAGCTCCGGGAAGTGTGTCGTTGAAATCGTCGAGACGTGAACGGCGCGCAGCCTTCGCGCGCCCCATTGATTCGAGTTCCGCGCGGCGCTCGAAGCGCTTCACAGCCTGCCGCGCCTTGAGGTATCGGGAGAACGTGCGGACAAGCTCGCGCTCGATGCGCTCTAGGTCCGTGTAAAGCTTGGAAGGCGTGGCGCGGCTCACTGTTGCACCCGGCGCGCACGCAACGCGCGGTATCGCATGCGAAGCCAACGAAGACGGCGCACGCGCGCGCGTTCTTTTGTATCGATGTGCTGTAGATAAAGGTCCATTTGCTTAAGCTCCTAGTGAATGGGTCGCGCGCACTCTACCAATTATCCCGGCATCGTGCAAACCTTCGCGCGAATCTGTGACGCGCGTCGCACACTTGCACGTATTCCCGGCATCCTGTACCCTGCTCGCGTTCATCCATATAGGAGTGCGCGCCAATGCGTGTCCGGCCGTCTTACGTTGTCGCTCTAGTTCTCGCAGTCTTCTACTACGCGGCGATCCGCGCCGATGAGCCTGCCAAGGTCTCGGCCGTTGCGCCCGAGTGTTGGACTCGCGTGTCAGCCGATCGGCGCACAGTCACGTCTAGGGACAATCCTGCGTGCTACTGGAGCGCCCCGCGCCATCGCATTGTCCAGGGTTGGCGATGACCCTGCCCCGGGACGGGTACGCCAACAAGCGGGCCGATGCCATCCTGCTAGGCGATGACCATTACATGACCGGCAAACCCTGCCCGCGTGGTCACGTCGGCCCGCGCAGGGTCTCGGATCGGTCTTGCATCGATTGCGAGCGTGCCCGGACGGCCGCGCGGATGAGTGCGAAAGCGCCTAGCTGGCTGGAATAATCCCGGCATTTGAGCCGGCGCGCGTAAGTCATTGATCAGCAAGCTCGCGCGGACTTGTTGAGAATGACTCGCATGCCTCTACCTGCACTGCAATGCCGCTAGTGCCAAGTAGCGGCAGAATCCCGGCATTTGTTGCGAATCATTCTCATTTGCCCACACTGCCGCTAGTTGCCGCAAGTTAAGGAATGCGCGCGTAACGTATTGACGTGTGAGCTTATTCCGGGATTGCCGCTAGTTGCCGCTAGTTGCCGCTAGTTAAGCAATGGACACAACCCCAAGTGGGTGCCGCTAGTGCCTCCTGTGTCTACGTAGGACACAGGAGTAGCGGCAACAGGCGGCAGGATCAAAAGAGAGGATTGAGCCCGCGCCCCGTGTGCCGTAATCCCGGCATCCAGGATCAAGCCTAACCCTGATCGCCTATTCCTGGGGTTCACATGCGTGCAACGCAGGTATCCCGGCACAATTTACCCGCCCGCATCCCGCACGCACACAATCCCGGCACCCGTTCGCCTCACATGCACGCATGCCGGGATACATGCACGCATGCACAATCCCTGCGCGCTCATGCACTTGCGCCCGGTACACGAGCACACGTGCGGGGCTAAGTCATTGATCCTCAAGGGTATAGAATCCGATGCTGCGATGCGATATTCCGCGTGCCGGGCCTCCCCGAAATGCGATCTCCATGCGTTCTCACCCCCGGCATACGTCCAAATCGATATCCGGAACCACTTTGCTGCACTGCGCCAAAGAATCCCGGCAAATGTAACTCCATGAAAAAGTTAAAAAATTTTCCATTTCCGGGCAAAGAATCCCGGCACCCGAAAATACCGCTTGCATGTGTGCAGGGAATATGGGAGTATTAGCTGAGTACAGAGCTAAGTGCTCCGTATTCCGGGCTGCCGGGGCCACTCGAAGAAATTCCCGCCCCGGCCCGCGCACACGGGTTCCCGTGTCTCGCGACATCCGTGGTCCCGGCAGCCCACCAATCGCGGGATAGCTCAGCCCGGTCAGAGCGTCCGGCTCATACCCGGAAGGCCGGCGGTTCGAATCCGTCTCCCGCAACCATCAGAGGCATCATGGCGAACTGGATCTCGTACTCGAAGGTGCGCAAGTTTGCCAAGGTCCGCGCGGCGTACCCGCGCTATCTGCAATTCATCACCGCCGTCCAAACGGAAATCCGAGCAACACATACGTGGGCGCGCGAAGCGCCTGGGTCTACGGCGCGCTCGGGCACCGACGCGATGCAGATCAACGTCGAAGCGATCCCGAACGTGACTCCGCTGCGTTCCAACGGGAGCGCGTTGAACGGTGCGTACACAGGTTGAAATGCGGCCGTAGCTGATTGGCACAGCCACGGTCTTCCAAACCGACGACTCGGGTTCGATTCCCGACGGCCGCTCCAATTCCAGCAGAGTGTAAGTCAGCAGCAGACAGCGTGGCCTGGAACCACGAAGCCGAAGGTGCAAGTCCTTCCACTCTGACCAAGTTTCCTTCCCGACGATAGCCGCGCATCACGCGCGACACCTACACCGAGGGCTTCATGAGCGATGACAGTTGGCTGGATCTCGATACTCCCGTGGCGAAAGCTGTCGAGGAGCGAGCCGATTCGCGAATTTCTTCGGTGGGCAAGCTCACCAAGGAACGATCGCGCGGCACGGCCATGCACAAATCGCCGCTCGGCAAGAAGCGCGTGTGGTCATCCGACGGCGAGTACGTGTACTTCCGGCGCAAGATGTCGAACCCGACAACGCTGGAGCGGCACAGCCGTTTCATCGCGACGGGGAACTACACGCACGTGCAGACCCAGGACGATGTGGAGATCTACAAGCTGGAGGAAGGCTCGCCGTTCAAGCGGTGCGAGCAGAACCTCGCCGAGATCTCTGAGCCGACTCTTCGCCGCGCGGCGCGCCTTGCGCTCCTCCACGAAGACTTCGGGCTCTTCATCGACATCGTGACGGAGAAGTCGTCCCGGCTGAAGAGCCGACTCCACGCGGATCACGCGACTGCGGTGTTCCAGGAGTGGATGACGTACATGTTTCAGTTGAATGAGATGCAGGGCGGACCCTCGCAAGCCTCGATCGATCGCGGCGTGCAGAAGGTTCGCAAGGCACGAGGCGAACTCTCGAATCGGATGATCATGATTCCGACGAGTTCGCGGATACAGTGAGCGACGCGTGGCTCGACATCGAAGCGCCAGCGAAGGCGCCGGACACTTCTTGGCTCGATGCGCCGAAGAAGATCCGCGCAAAGCCCTTGCTGCCCCGCGCTTCACAGCGCGAAGCACTAGCGAAGGCTCTGCGCAAGCTCCCGTTCGCGCAACGGCTACTGCTCAAGGCGCTTTCGCAGTCCGGTTGGAACATGTCGATCGCACGACGCCGGGTGCAAACCACGGGGCTCATGCTTCCTTCGCGCACGGCGCGGAGCTGGCAGCAGAATCCGGACTTTGCCGCAGCTAAAGAGCTGCTGGCCGAGATGCAACTGCGTTCGACGGGCGCGGACCCGAACCAGATTTTGCTTCGCGTGAACCAGATCGCGGAGCACTGTGCTGAAGAAGAGGAGCAGTTTCACCACGGTGAAGCGCTGCGAGACTTCCTCGGCGCACCGATTTTGAAGATGCGTGACCAAGCTGTTGCGCTACGTGCGAACGAACTCCTCGGCAAGAACAAAAAGCTGTGGGGTGACGAAGCACAGCAGACTCGGGTCACGATCAATCTCGTGGACCTGAGCGGCAGCATCGATGGAGCAGAGCGCGTAATCGAGCCGACCAGTGCCTAACGCGACACTGGTCTACAAGCCGCAGGGGCCTATCCTCGAAGCATACGGCCGATCGCGGAAGTTCGTGCAGATCATTCGCGGCCCGCTCGGCGCGGGCAAGACGATCGCGACTGCGTTCAAAGTTTTCAAGTACATCTGCGAGCAGAAGCCGAATCGGGCGGGCGTTCGCAAGTCGCGTTGGGCGATCATCCGCAACACGTATCCGGATCTGACCTCGACAACAATTCGCGATTGGCGCACTGTCGTGCCGCAGGGCTCCGGCCCGTTCACGATGGGCCATCCGCCCGAGCACAAGCTCGACTTCGATCTGCCGGACGGCACACGAGTCGAGGCCGAAGTTCTATTCATCGCGTTGGACAAACCCGACGACGTGAAGAAACTGCGCGGCATGCAGTTGACCGGCGTGTGGATCAACGAAATGAAGGAAGTGCCGAAAGCGATCTTCGACATGGCGACAGGCCGTGTCGATCGATATCCGGCTCCAGGCACTTCGAATTGGGTCGGCATCGTCGGCGACACGAACTCGTGGGACTCGGATCACTGGCTCGAAACTCTGGCTGAAGAGCAACGCAACGGGCTGTTGCCAGATTACGAATTTTTTGTCCAGCCCGGGGGAGTGATCCGCAGTGGAGAAGACTGGATTGTAAATCCGGGCGCGGAGAATCTGGCGGTACTGAAGCCGGACTACTATCAGCGCATCCTGCAGGGCAAATCCCAGGACTGGATCAAGGTCAATCTCGCAAACGAGATCGGACTTTCATTCGACGGCAAGGCCGTGCATCCGGACTATTCCGACACGATGCACACGGCGCGAGAAGTTTTGCTGCCCGTGCTGAACCAACCGAACAGCAGCGGGCTCATCAATGTGGGGCTCGACTTCGGGCTCACACCGGCTGCGGGATTTTTCCAGCGGCAAGTAAACGGCCAGTGGTTCGGGCTCGCGGAAGTCGTGCTGCTCGATGGTGATATCGAAGAGTTCGCGCGCGAGCTGCAGGCGAAGATGGTTTACCTGCAGTCCATCATCGGCGTCGCCGGGAAGCTGAACTTTACGTTCAGGGGCGACCCGGCCGGTGATCAGCGCGTCCAAACTGATTCGAACACAGCGTTCCGAACCCTGGCCTCGAACGGCATCGTGGCGCTCCCGTGCTCGACGAATGATCCCGCGCTTCGCCGCGCGGCGCTCGATCGCCCGATCACGCGACTCGTGCAGGGGAAGTCGGGACTCCTGTTGTCGCCTGTGATGAAATACGCGCGCAAAGGCTTGGCCGGCGCGTTCTGCTACAAGCGCATCCAGGTGACGGGCGATGAGAAGTTTCGCGACGTGCCTGACAAGAACATCTGGTCTCACATCGTCGAGGCGTGCGAGTACGCGCTGATCGATGCTGGCGAACACGCGATCGTCAACGCGGTGAATCCGAACGCCCACGCCAATCGGCGCGCGGTCATTCCGCAACGGAACTGGAATCCGTTCGATGCTTAGCCTCCTCGACACCGTAGGTGCCGAGGTTGTCGATTGGTGGCTAGTATTCAGGAACTTGCCGGCTGAGACTGCGCAAGCCCGAGGCTGGTGGCTGTGGGAACGGCTGAAGCCGGGCTTCCAGCACGTCGAAGCATGGCGACTCGATCGCGGCGTGTGGGCGCGTTTTGATCCGAGTCTCGAATTTGTCCAGGCGGAAGTCCACACGGCTCCGCCGTGGGAGCTGGTGAATCCAGCGCTGCAGCCGACGTTTCTGCGCTTCACGCGCGCGATCAAGCTCGGGAAGATCCGCGAGCCATTCATGATCGGTCCGGTGACGTGCGTCGAGCTGGTGAAGGCGATGATTGGAGTGCGGGCACCGTTCATGCGTACACCGCACCAACTCTACAAGTATCTGAGGAGATCGACATGATCAAGTTCGCAATCGGTGCCGTCGTCGGCTACTTTGCCGGCGTGTACAAGGAATACCTGATCGAGTACGTGATCGAGCCGGTCAAAGAATTTTTCAACAAGCACTCTTCGTAAGCGAGATCGGCACATGTCGTTTGGAAAACCAAAGATGCCCAAGGAATCGCCCGAAGCGGCGGTTCTTCGACAGCGGCAGATCGGCGATCTTGTGAAGCTCGACGATGAGCAGAACATCAAGATCAAGCGCATCCTGAATGGCGCGCGTGGCGTACGAGCCTTCGCGGGCTCGGCGCTTACACGAGCGGCCCCGAGCAATTCGGCTGGTCGGTCGGCAGCTTCCGCAGCGGGCGCGAGTCCTGGTGCGGGCGCATATCGAGGCGGCGGTGGATACGGCGGGCGCGGCGGGATTCTCCCGTAGCCTATGCCGCTAGTCGACACACTGCCCCCGGAGCTTGAGAATCCGAAGGCGCTCCTGGCGCGTCGGAAGAAAGCTGCTGCGCGCAAGGAACTTTGGCGGAGTTCGTACACGGACTGCTATCGTTTCGCGATGCCGGCCCGCGAAACCTTCACGTGGCAAACGGAAGGGCAGCTCAAGAATCAGGTGCTCTACGACAGCACATTGCAGGAAGCGACGTACACAGCGGCGAACACGCTCTGCGCCCTTCTCTTCCCAAGCTGGACTCGGTGGGCGGAACTCGCGCCGGGCGGCGCGATCCCGAAAGACAAGATCACGTCCGACATGCTGCGGGCGTTGAACGAAGCGACGGAAATTTTCTTCGACTTCCTGAATCACAGCAACTTCGCGCAAGTCATCAACGAAGTGGCCCTCGATCTCATGGTCGGCACGGGCGCTCTCGACTTCGACGAAGGCGACACGGATGAGCAGCCCTTCAAATTCTCGGCGACGCCACTGTCGGCGATCGAGATCGAGGAAGGCCCGAACGGCAAAGTCGAGACGACGTGGATGTGCCGCAAGCCTCTCGCGCGCAACATCGCGCGGATGTATCCCGGCATTTCTGATCTGGATTTCCCGCAGGGTCTCGAAGAGATCATCGCGACGACGCCTGAGCTGGAAGTCGAGCTGATCCAGGGTGAGGTCTATCACCCGCAGACCGGCAACTACTACGGCGTCGTGATATGGGCTGCCGGTGAAGCAATCATCTGGCGCTACAACTACGAGACAAGCTGCCCGAAGATCGTCGCACGCGCGACGAAGGTGGCCGGCGAGATCTACGGGCGCGGACGCGTAATGCTGGCGCTCTCGGATGCGCGCACGCTCGACAAAATGCAAGAGTTCGTGTTGCGCCAGTCGGCCCTCGCGGTCGCGGGCTGCTTCACGGGCGTCAGTGACGGCGTGCTGAATCCGTACACTGCGGTGATCGCACCGGGCGTCGTGATTCCTGTCGCGTCGAATGACAGCGGCAATCCGTCATTGTCTCCGATCGAGGTCGGCGGCAATTTCAACATCACTGAAAAGTTGATGACGGATCTGCGCCAGCGCGTACGACGCACGATGATTGGCCCCGAGCCGACGGAAGGCGCGGTGCGTTCGGCGACGGAAGTCGGCGTGAACGATCGCAACCGGCTGTGGGCGATGAACGGCGAGTTCTCGCGCATCCAGGCGGAGCTGCTGTCGAAGATCATTGCGCGCGGCGTTTTCATTCTGCAGCGGCGCGGGCTGATGCCGAAGATCAAGGTCGACGGCCGGCAGGTTTCGGTGAAGTACACGTCTCCGTTTGCGAAGTCGCAGAACGCGGACGATGTGAATGCGCTGCAGAACACGTTCGCGATGTTCGAGCCGATGGCGGAAGCGGGCATGGCGGCGATGGGTCGCGGCCTCAAGCTCGAAGACGCGCCCGCCTGGGTTGCGATGAAGAACGGTGTCCCCGCTGCGTTGATTCGCAATGAGGAAGAGCTGGCGAAGTTTGACCAAGCCCTGAAGGATGCGGCTGCTCAGCAGCAGGCCGCGCAAGCTGGAGGCCCTGCACAGTGAACGAGCCCGACTTCCTCGACATCAGCACGCCCGCTCGACAAGAGAATGAGCGCGCCGGTTTGGAATTCGCAAAGCTCTATCTCGTATTCGAAACTGACCTGCGCGCAAAGCGGATCTTCGAACACTGGAAGGAATCTTTTCTCCACAAGCGCACGCCCACGAGTGCGACGATTCAAGAATACGCGGCCAACGAAGCGGTGCGAGCATTCATCGCAGGCATCGAGGGCCAGCTCAAGATCGCGCGAACTCGCGAGTAACCACCGAGGAAACTATGACGACTGGAACAACGACACCCGGCGCCGCTGATGCGACACCGCCGGCCGGCGACCAGAAGACGACGGAAGGGGCAGCCCCAGTCGTCACATCGATTCTCCCTGAAGATGGCGGCGGTGCCGCTCCCGATGCGGCGGCAGTTGCCGCTGCTGCAGCCGCTGCGGCTGCCGCAAAAACGAAGACCGGCGACGTACTCTCCACGAACCAGGGCGAAGCCGAATGGTTTCTCGCCCCCGGCGTGAAGGGCACCGGCAAGGCCCCCGACTGGTACAAGGCTGACAAGTACAAGTCGGTCGATGAGCAGGCGAAGGCATACATCGAAATCGAGAAGCGGCTCGGTGGTTTCGTCGGCGCTCCGGCTGACGGCAAGTACGAGTTCAAGCTCCCCGAGGGCGTGACCGGCGAGTTTGACCAGGATCACGCGCTCATGAAGGAGTTCAACAAGACTGCGGCCGAGCTGCAGATGAGCCCCGAGGCGTACAATCGCGTGCTCGGCATGTTCGCGCGCTACGAGGCGGGCCTCGCGCCCGACCCGGCAGCGAATCTCGCGGAAGCGAAGACGATCCTCGGCGAGAAAGCCGATGAGCGGATTGCGTCGATCGCGGCGTGGGGCAAAGCGAATCTCGGTTCCGAGGGCTACAAGGAATTGCGTGCGGCGCTCAACGCGGAAGTGCTTCCCGGCGCGGCCATTGCGGCTGTGCTGAAGACGGTCGAGGCCATCATCGGCAAGACGCGTCAAGTGGCGATGCCGAAACAAGATGACGACACGGCGGCGGCAGTGGTTGGCTCGGAAGCCGAGATCAATGCGCTGCAGGCGAAGAAGGGTCCAGACGGCAAGCGGCTCTACGAGACTGATCCCGCGTATCGCGCGATGGTCGAGCAGAAGCGCAACGATCTGTACAAGAAGAATCAGGCGGCATAGGTCATGCCTATTCACTCGGTCCCCGGTGGCGGCGTCCAGTGGGGAAACCACGGACGAATCTATCGGGGACCGAGGGCACGACAAAAGGCAGGCGCGCAAATGCGCGCGGCCTTCGCGAACGGGTATCGCGGCGAGAAGCACATCCTACCTAAATGATTTTGATATCCACAGGATTCGCCGACGCGTTCGGTGCCCTGGTGGATTTATTCGATGCTGAAAGTTGAGAGCCGATCCTAGCGGGGACCTCGAAAGAGTCCGCGATCTGGATCGACCGAAGATCGTCACGAACGGCGGAGAGCTGCAAGAGAGTGCCGTGAAAGCGGGACCACGATCAAGCGCGACAGGGTGAAAGTCCCTTTGCTAATCGTTTTCCACTTCAACACAGGACACTCACATGTCAATCTCACTCGGCGGTGTTTTCTCCGCCACCACGAACGCGGCCATCGCGTCGTACGACACCGAAGTCAAACTCGCCTATCAGGGCGTGGGCGTACTTCGCAATCGTGTGAAGCTCAAGACGGGCGTTACCGGCAGCTCCTACTTCTTTCAGAAGCTGGGCGCGGGCGTCGCTTCGCAGCACACGAGCAACGAACTGATCACCCCGGCCGACTACGTGCATGCGAAGGTTGCGGCGGTGCTGACGAACTGGCGTATCGGTGACTACACCGATCTGTTCGATCAGGCCGAGACCACGATCGACGAACGCGCGGACCTCGCCAAGAGCAACGCATACGCCCTCGGGCGTGCGGAAGACCAGCTCATCATCGACGCTCTCGACGTTGCCACGGGCATCGCGGGCACGGTGGACGAAGATCTCGGCGGCACGGATTCGCCGATCAATGCAGTGAAGGTGCGGCGCGCGAAGAAGCTCCTCGTTGCCAAACAGGCAGCGGGCAGCGACCACACGTTGCTGATTAATGCGGGCGGGCTCGAAGGCGCGCTGGCGGAGACGGAAATCACGTCGTCCGACTACCAGACGATGAAGGCCCTTGTCGACGCCGACCTCAACCAGAAGAAGGCTTTCGGCTTTACCTGGGTTGTGATCGAAGATCGCGCTGAAGGCGGTCTGCCGAGCATTTCGACGAACATCCAGCAGTGCTTCGCGTTCGATCGCGCCAGCACAGGTTTGGCCACCGCTCTCGAACCGAGCACCCGAGTCGACTTCATCGCGGAACGGTACAGCTATCTGTCCCAGGGCGTGTTGAAGGCCGGCGCGACGGTGATCGACGCGAAGGGCGTTGTCGAAGTGCAGTCGTTCTCGACCTGATCTTCGCTGGAGCAGTGCCTACGGCTGCTCCTTCTCTTCTCACTTTCACGAGGTTTTCATCATGGCTTTCACCCGTTCAACTCTGCAGCGCGTCGGCGCACAGAATGACAACTCCCCGTCGATTTTCACGTACAAGACGGCTGACACACTCGCGACGGTCGATGCGTCCGGGTATTTCAATACCGCCACGGCTCCCGAGAAATCGGCTGCCGACATCCTGAAGGTTGGCGATTTCATCATCGCGTACACGAGCACCGGCCCTGCTGCCGGTATCGCAATCGTCACGTCCAACACCCGCGACATCACGGCGACACCGCCGGTCCAGGGCGTTGTCAACGTGTCGAACTTCACGCCGGTCGGTACGATCAATTCGGATTGATCTCGACGCAACTCCGGGGGAGCAATCCCCCGGAGCTTTTCTTGAGGTAGAGTATGACTGCCTTGTTGGTTGTGGGAAGTGCGCCGTGTCTATATGACGACCTCGCCGCAGCCAAAGAAATTTTCCCCGATGCAAAAGTTCTGACGATCAACGGAGCCAGCGGGCTCGTGATCGGAGACTTCATCCTCTCAGGACACACGTCCCAGGCTGAAGAGTTTACCGCGCTACGGCGCGAACGATTTCCTGACGGCCCCGCTTTCGAAGTGTGGGCCAACTGGCGCGACCGGATCCGCGAAGGTGAGCAACTGCCCGCTGAGCGATATCCGAGCGTCACGCATTGGTTCGGCGGCGCGGTGTCTTCGGGCGCCACGAGCGCCGGCAAAGCGATCCGCATGGGATTGCAACGCGGTTTCCTTCCGGTCGTGCTCTGCGGCTGTCCGATGGACGGCTCAGGCTACGCGCTGAACGAACCGCAGAAGTGGTACACGAAGAATTGTCATCGAGTCGGCGATGCCAAGAAACAAAATTATCCGACACTAACGCGCTATCGCCAAACGTTCCAGGAACTAGCGGCGATCGAGTGGAAAGACAAAGCCTTTTCAATGAGTGGGTTCACGCGCGGATGCCTCGGGACGCCACTCGATTTTCTCAACTAGCAGGTAACGATCATGGCCACATGGGTTCCGTTTTCAAAGGTCCGCAATTTCGCTGCAGTGGAGAAAGTCTACCAGCGCACCGGCCAATTTTTCCGCGCAGTTCGCACGCAAGTGCTGACGGGCACGTGGGCTCGGCGCATGCCCCCGGTCACGGGTCTGCCGCGTAGCGACCTCGACTGGCAGGTTGATGTCACCGCGATTCCGGGCGTGCGTCCGCTGAATTCCGGCGGCGCGAAGCGCTAAGAAATGTCGGATTTCGCCGGGCAGCCGTTTCGCGGAAAGGCGCCCGTCCACGGCCAAACGCTAGTTTGGCGCAGCACTGATGCGGTCAGCGGCCCTAGCGGTGCGTGGTTCGCCAAAGATGCTGCCAGCGTAGGCTCGGTCACGTGGGGCTCGATCACTGGCAACATCAATGACCAAGGCGATCTTGTTGCGGCATTCGCCACGAAAGAGAACGTAGGTGTCGCGGCCTCATTGGTCACGGCGCACGAAGCTGCAGGTGACCCACATCCGCAGTATCTGCGGCAGGTAGAAGCTGATGTCCTTTACGATCCCTCGGGCGCCGCTGCTGTCGCTGTACTTGCGCATGAAGCGGCGGGCAATCCTCATCCGCAGTATCTTACGCAAGCGGAAGGGGACGCGCTCTATCTTCTTGTGGGCGGACCGACAAGTTCGGGCGCTCAAGGGCCTCCCGGCCCGCCTGGGGACGATGGTGAAGAAGGGCCACGAGGTCTCACTGGTGATCGAGGAGCGACCGGCGCCGATGGCGCTCGTGGATTGGACGGAGCTGATGGCGCCGATGGTGCCGACGGCACCCCCGGTCGCGACGGCGCGGCAGGAACTCCAGGCACAGCAGGAGCTGCAGGCACGCCGGGCGCTGCGGGTGCGGACGGAAAGGATGGCGAGGATGGCGAACGCGGGCCTCCCGGAGCTGACGGCGCACAAGGGCTGAAGGGCGACAAGGGCGATCCTGGTCGCGACGGCGATGACGGCGAGCAAGGTCCGCCAGGAGCGAAGGGCGACACCGGAGCAACTGGTGCTGGCGGCGGCGGTGGAAGCACAACCCAAGTGACGCTCACACTTCCTTTCCCGGCTCGATACAGCCATGTCGTCAACGTCGTCGACGCAGCGGTGGCAGCCACGAGCAAAATCATGGCGACACTTGCCGGCAGTGACGACAACTCGACGAACGAATCGAACATGACGGACCTACTGCAGCTCGCTGCGCAACCGAAGCCCGGTTCGATCGACTTCAAACTGAATTTCCTGACCCCGACGGCGGGGCCATTCTTGGTCAACTACTCGGTGGCTGCATAACATGCCGATTCTTTACGACGCACGCGGGAACCCGATCAACGTCAGTTTCCCGGACGGCGTGACCAATGAAACGATCACAGATGCACGCCCGATCACGGCAGTGCTCGGTGCATTGAATGCCGAAGTCGTGGTGGATCTGAACGGCGCGGCAGTGGCGCTATATGATATCCGCACGGCAGCCGGCGCGCTCACTTTGAGTTTCGAAGGAACGGTCGACGGCACGAACTATTTCGCGCTTGCGGCTTTTGCGCAGAACCAGCTTCTCGCGGCTGCGGCTCTCTCGGAACAGTATATTGGCGATCTTGTGATCGCCACCACGCAATCCGGTTTATACACGGTTGGCGTAAGCGGCATTCGGCGTGTGCGCGTACGCGTGTCAGCATATACTTCTGGCAACGTTACCGTTGCCGCACGCTCCACGCGCGCGGACGCGATCATTGTCGCTCGGCCGATTCCGGCGACGCTGCATGTCACGGCCACAGCGGCCGCGAACGCCGCAGCGACGGCGACCTTGCCGGCCGCTGGCGCCGGGCTCTTTCACTACATCACCAGCATTCAGATCGTGCGCAATGCAACTGCGGCTCTCGCGGGCACGGCCACGCTCATCCACACGAGTACGAATCTTCCCGGCAACCCTGCCTGGAGTGTCGGTAACGCGATGATCGCGGGCGGCACGCAGTTGGATCTCGCGTACGCGCCGTCGAATCCGCTCAAGAGTTCAGTCGCAAACACGGCGACGACGGTTGTCGCGGCAGCGGGCGGTGCGGCCGTTCTCAACCGCGTCAACGTCAGTTATTACGTCGGTCGATAATTTCTCAGAGGATCTTCCATGCAGAACAAGCGTTTTCGTTTCGGCCCCGTCAACATCGCTGGCGCGGCAGGCAATTTGCTGAACCCGGCAACGGCCACGGGCGGTGTCAATGGTGGCGCGAGCGCGCAGTACATTTTGCTGCGAAAGATCCGCATCGTGAATCGCACGGGCGCGGCGCACAACTTCTCGCTGTACATCGGCGCGACGGGCGGTTCCGCTTCGGGCACCGAGTTCATGGGCACCGCGAAGAACGTGCTGGCGAATGATTCAGTGGATTGGTCGGGCGAGCTTCGGCTCGATGCGGCCGACTTCCTCTCGGGACTCGCCGACACCACGGCTTGCCTCACGATCGAGGGCGAAGGCGAAGTCGGAGTCTCGGGTTAGTATGGTCGTCTCGCCGCGTCGAGACCCGGCTTTCGCCGACCATCCTGCGCACGGGGAACTCGCGCAGCATCGATTTTTCAAAGACGTGCTTCCCTTCTGCACGCAGCGGCGCACCGCGATCGACGTGGGCGCGCACATCGGGCTTTGGACCCGGATGCTGCTGCAGAAGTTCGAGTACATCGTCGCGTTCGAGCCGGTAGCGGAAAACTTCGCATGCCTGCTGCAGAATGTGCTGTCGAAAAAGGCACGGCTCGAAAACGCTGCGCTCGGTTCGTGCCAAGAGTTCTGCACGATGACCATGCCGGAGAAAGGCAACAGCGGTTGCTGGCACGTCAAGCCCGAAGGCAAAGACACGCAGATCACGACGCTCGACAGTTACCTGCTGCGCGACGTGGATCTCATCAAGATTGACGCCGAGGGCTACGAGGGTCGCGTGATCTCCGGCGCCGTGACGACCATCATGCAGTCGCGGCCGACGATCGTCTTCGAAGACAACGGCCTCGGGCAGAAGTATTACGGCATCAACTGGCTCGATCCGAAAGCGATGCTGCTGCAGATGGGCTATCGACAGGCCCTCCGCATCCGCAAAGACGAAATCTGGACCCCGGTTTGAAGATCGTCAGCGTCCTGCGCTCGGGCGGCGATTACATGCCCCGGCATGCACAGGCGCTGGCCGCGCAGATCGCGGAGCACGCGTGGCCGTGCAAGCTCGAAGTGCTGACGGATATGGACGTGCCTGGAGTTGCGACGATTCCGCTGCGGCATGATTGGCCCGGCTGGTGGTCGAAGATGGAGCTGTTCGCGCTGGAAGAAGATTTCCTGTACTTCGATCTCGATACCGTCATCGTCGGCGGGCTTGAGGCGATTACGGCGGTTAATCGCCTCACAGTGCTCCGCGACCCATACTGGATGCGCCGCCAAGATCCGAAGCGAATCGGCTCAGGGATGATGTTCGTGCCGGCGGAAGCGCAGCTCGAAGTATGGAAGCAATGGCTGCGCGTGCAGAACTGCCACCTTCACGGCGGTGATCAAGCATTTCTGAAGACGTTGTGGATCGACACTGCAGCGCGCTGGCAGGACACCATGCCGGGGCAAACAGTTTCATACAAGGTCGACGTTCGAGGCAAGAAGATTCCGGACGGCGCCCGCGTGGTGTACTTCCACGGGGAGCCCCGACCCTGGTTCACGTCCGAGTTCAGTCATCTCTATAAGGAAGCCGCATGAACGACGCCGCACGGCAGACAGATCTGTATGAGGGCATCTGGCAGGCGGACCCGAGCTACGGGACTGCAGAGTGCGACGTAACGGACACGGTACTTCATCGCATCGGTCCGCACATGCAGCGGCTCTTCGATACCGATCTGCAGCACGTGGTTGATTTCGGTGCGGGCGACGGACGATTTCTTAAGGCGCTGATGGCCTATGGCTACGCGCATCACGGCACGGGGGTTGACCTCCACATGCCGCCGCGCCAACCGCACATGTCGTGGGTCCAACTCCCGATGTGGGCGATGCTGAATGTCCGCAGCGGCTACGTGATCAGCACGGATGCGCTGGAGCACTTGCCGCCCGATCGCGTCCCTGACGCGCTCGCATCGATCGCGCTGACCGCTCCGCATGGATTCCTGCGGATCAGTCTGAAGGAAGATCGCTACGGCACGGATCGCGGGCTGCATCTTCATGAATCAGTGTTTCCGGCAAGCGAGTGGCTTCGGCTGCTGCGCGATGCCCGAATCGAACCGACCAGTTACCGAGTCTACTTCGACGCCGATCGCGTCGAGGCCGCAATCGAGGTCTATTTCTAGTGGCTATCGAAACCCAAACCAAAATCGGCCTCATCAGCAAGGCGCTCATCCTCTGCGGTGAGAAGCCTCTCGTTTCGCTGAGCGACAACCGCTACGGTGCCACGGTCGGCGCGAATCTCTTCGAGCTGATCTACGAGAACGAACTGGAGTCGAATGGCTGGCGCTTCGCAACCACGAAGGCCGGTCTGTCGCAGCTCGTGGGCGCTCCGCTCAACGAGTGGCAGTTCGCGTATCAGCTCCCGACGGACATGATCCTGCCGCTCGGCGTCTTCCCGAGCTTCCCCTACGAGATCTACGCCAAGCATCTCTACACGAATCAGTCGATCGTCGAGCTGGACTACATGTTCAAGCCCGAGGTCGCCGACTGTCCCGGCTATTTCTGCATCCTCCTCGTGTACGCGCTCGCGCGCGACATGATCAAACCGATCACCGAGTCGGACACGGCCGTGTCGATCATGCAGAAGAAGTACCAGGGCCAGCGCGACCGCGCTCTGTTCGCTGACTCGCAGGGCCGGCCCCCGCGCCAGATCCGCTCGAATCCGTTCATCACCGTTCGCTGACGATGGCGCACACTCGCGTTGTCCAGTCGAGCTTCCTGAGCGGCGTGCTCGACCCGCGTGCGGGCGCGCGCATCGATTCGGATGCCTACAACCAGGGCATGCTTCGCGGCATCAACGTAACGCCGGGACATCTTGGCGGCATCCGACGCCGCGCGGGTACGCGCTTCATCGCGACGCTGCCCGGCACACTCACCCGGCGCACGGCCGGCGTGACGATCACGGCGCCGAATGGCGGCACAACGGCGAACGCGAACGATGGCAACACGGCAACAGTGTTGCTGACGACAGCCAACGTTGGAACGACCGATCCCTACGTGGTCGTGCATTACGATCTCGGCGCGACATTCACGATCGTGGCTGCCGACGCAGTTCGGATCAAGACGACCGGCGGATCGAGCCTGGAATTTCGCATCCAGTATTCGAATGACGACACCTTCTGGACCGACATGGGCTCGGCGTTCGCGGTCGTCAACACGGTGGCGCGCGACTACCGACGCGTGGATGCAATCCCGGCTCGGTACTGGCGCGTCGTCAAGGTCGGCGGCACGGATCTCGGCGCAGAGAAAGTAAGCATTGCCGAATTCTCGCTGTACGAAGACAGTGGCAACGTGTCGAACGTGCGCCTGATTCCGTTCGAGATCAGCACCGACGACCGCTACGTAGTTGCAGTCACGGATCTCACCGGCACGATCTTCAAAGATGGTGTATACGTGCTGTCCGTACCGATGCCGTACCTGAGCGCGGACATCATGGAGATCGATGCGGCGAACAGCGCGGAGACCCTGGTGATCGTCCACGAGGATTACGCACCGCGCTTCCTGCTGCGCGAGTCGTTGACGAATTTCCAGTGCGATCCGATCACGTTCGAGCACATCCCGCAGAATGACTTCAATGACTCCAGCTCGCCGACGCCAGTGTCGGACGTGCAAGTCATCACCTTCAATGCGTCATGGGTTCAGGGCGACACCTTCCAGGTGGAACTAGAAGGCGCCCGCACCGGCTCGATCACGTTCGCGGGCGACGCGACGGCGAATGAGCGCGCGGCGACGGCAGCCAACATTGCGCGAGAAGTGCAGAAGCTCTTCTCAGTACATGGTTTCACAGGTGTCTCGTGCGCGCGAACGGGCGCGCTCGCGTACACCGTCACGCTGGCCGATGCTTCGGCTCGCGCCTACGAACTGATGAGCGTGACGCCGCTGAGCGCGGTGTCAACCTCGGCCGCAGCCACCGTCTCGCACACGACTACGGGCTCGCCGCGATCAGAAGATGCGTGGAGCGCGACGCGCGGCTATCCGCGCACGGCTACGTTCTTCGAGAACCGGCTGTACTTCGGCGGGACGAAGAGCCTGCAGCAGTCGCTCTTCGGTAGCGCCGTGAACAACATCCTGGACTTCCGCATCCTCGAAGGGTTGGCGGACGACCCGATCTTCACGACACTCTCCGGGCAGCAGTTGAACGCGATCAACGGTGTCTTCGCCGGTCGATCGCTGCAGGCGTTCACGACGGGCGGCGAGTTCCGCTATGCGAAGCCCCAGGGCACACCGATCGAGCCGGGTGATGCGCCCGCAAACCAGACACAGTACGGGTCCGCCCGCATTCGTCCGGTAACGATCGACGGCGCGACGATCTATATTCAGCGCAATCGGAAGTCAGTACGCGATTTTCGTTTCAACTACGAAGAGGATGCCTACGATTCTCTCGGCGTCTCGGCCCTCGCCGCGCATTTGATCTACGACGTGCAGGATCTCACAGCCTGGAACGGCTCGCGCAGCGATGAAATCGGCCTTGTGTTCGCGGTCAATGGCGTCAACCCGAACACAGGTGACGATGATTTCGCGGATGGCACAGTGGCCGTGTTCAACTCGCGCAAGGAATCGCAGATCCAGGCGTGGACGATCTGGACGACTGACGGATTCTTCAAGGCGGTAGCTTCGGTACTCGAAGACAGCTACTTCGCGGTGCTGCGCGACATCGATGGCGTCGACACGCTCTTCCTGGAGCAGTCGGATCAGTCTTTGTACACCGACTGCGCCGTGCAGAAGACGCAAGCCTCTTCGGCCACTATCACGGGGCTCGACCATCTCGAAGGCGAAGAGGTCCGGATTCGCGTCGACGGCTTCGTTCTGCAGTCTCGCACGGTCGCTGGTGGCCAAGTCAACACCGAGCTGGCGGGCGTCGAGGTCGAAGTCGGGTTGAATTTCAATCCGGACGTGACGCCGATGCCGCTCAACTCGATGACGCCTGCTGGCGGCGCGGGCACGGGCGGGCCGAACTTCATGCGCAAGCGCCGCGTGGTCAAAGTCCACGTGAAGACGCGCAATACGCTTGGCCTCCTGGTCGACGGTCAGGAGCTGCCGGATCGGCAGTACGATGTGGACTCATTCGATACGCCGCTCGTGCCGTTCTCCGGCAACAGCGCGATCGAGGCGACAAGCAATTGGGATATGGCGGATGAGAAGATCATCTCATTCACGCAGGTTGATCCCCTGCCGATGGAAATCCTCGGGATCGATGTGTATCTGGAAGTCAACGAGTAAAACAAATGGCATTTTTCGCTGCAGTTCCTGCTCTTCTCTCGGCCATCGGCGGCGGTTCCGCTGTCGCGGGCGGGCTCGCGGTTGCGGGCGCTGTTGGCGGCGTGTCGGCCGCGTATCAACAGCGCGAAGCTGGCAAAGTCGAGAACAAGGAATACAAGCTCCAGGCTTTGCAGGAGCGCGATGCTCTGCGCGGACGCGAGATCGATCGCAAGCGCAGTCTCTTGACGGCACTTGCCACGCAGAACGCGCGCGCGGGCGCGCTTGGCGTCGGCACGGGCGGTTCGATCGGCGGGCAGGTTCAGAGCGACATCGATGCGGCGACGATGGATTCACTGATGGATCGTGCCGGCACGAGCACGAAGGTGCGCGTACTCAAGACGCGCGGTGCCAATGCACAGAAGGCCGGCAACGCGGCAGCGGTCACGTCGCTGCTCGACACGGCGACTGACTTCTACAAGGCCACTGGTGGCCGACGGAAGCTCGGCTAATGGCGCAAGCTACCCGCTACCGCGATCTGCAAGCCCCGTCGGCGCTCGACGTTTCCTCGCAGTCAACGAACGGCAGTGCTGCGGCGCTGGCGCTCAGCGACGCATTAAAGTCGTTCTCGCAGAAGAGCCTCGGCTTCGTCGGCGAGATCAGCGCGCAGCAGGGTGCCACTGAAGGCGAAGCTGCCGGCGCCGCGAAAAATCCGAAGCCGCGCACGGGTCTTGCGGCTGGCACAGCTTACGGCGCGGCCTACAACTCGGCTGCCGAAGCGGCGTATAGCTCCGCCGTGCAGACCGACATCAATGGCACGATCACGAGCATCGAGCAGGGCAACGAAGCCAACCTCGAAGGTTTCCACGTCACGTCGAAGGCGTATGCGGATGAACTCATCGCAGCGTCTCCGGTCGAGTATCGGGTTCGGGTGCAGCAGGCACTCCAGGCGCGCATCACGGCCGGGGACGCGCGTATCCGTGGTCAGCAGATTGCCAAGCAACAGAATCAGCAGCACGCCGACGTAATCGCCGGCATGCCGGCGCGCGCGAAGATCGCGCTTGATGTCGCCGAGCACGGCACACGGGATGAGGGCGACGCGGCGATCATGGCTGCGGTTGCGGACAACCAGCAGCAGCTCGATGCACTCGTGCGCGACAATGTGATGTCGCCTCTCGAAGCGCAGGCGGAGCAGACTCGTTTCCACACGATGCTCGACAAGGGCCTCATCGCGGCCCGCACGGACCACATCACCGAACGATTGATGAACCTCGCGCGTGCGAACGTCGAGTCCGGTGACAATGCGTTGGCGCAGTTGGCGTCCAACAAGGATCTCACCGAGGATGAGAAGAACCAGATCCGCAAGGATTACGAAGAGCAGCGAAACAACCTGCACTTCGAGCGTTCGCGCACGCACGCGGACGAATCGGCGAGTCTCGCGGCGCGGCTGGCGTCGAAAGAGTACGGCGCTTCCGTCGACGGCGAAACCCGTCGGCTCTACAATCTCGGCGCGCTGAGCGTCGATGAATACCAGGGCAATCTCGCTGCCTCGGCGCGCAACGCGCAGGAGCATCTGGAGACCGGCATCGATGTCACCGCCATTCGAACGGCGATGAATGGCGGACGCGGGCTCGATCCGACGAACGACAAGCAACGCAAAGCGCTGGACAAGCTCTTTACGGCAGACACGGCTTACGCTGGCGTCCCGACCGGAAGCCCGCGCTGGCAGGAGTACGCGGTTCAGATCGCGCATCGCACGAATATGCTGCCGGAATCGGCGGAGTCGTGGGCGCGCGTGAACATGTTGAGCGGCGATCCGACCCAGGCTGCGATCGGCGCGGCATTCTTCGCGAAAGTGAAGGATTCGAATCGGATGGCCTGGGACTACCAGAAAGACCCGAAGATCGTGGCCTTCGCCGAGCAGACCAATGCGAACCTCGCGGCCGGCATTGATCCGACGCGATCGTTCGAACTCGCGCACCGAAACGTGTACGAGCAGACCGAGGCGCAGAAAACGATCCTCAATGAGCAGTATCGGAAAGAGATCTCGCCGAAGACCGGCACGCCGAATTCGGAAGCGCTACAGGCGACCCTCGATTCGGACGATGAGTTCGATCCGACGATCTTCGGCCGCGCTCCGAGCGTTAGTGACAACACGCCCGGCGCGTTGGCGATCCGCTCTGACTACGACCAGCTTGTGCAGCAGTTCTACACGTCCACGGGCGGCAATCTCGATCAGGCGCGCAGCCTCGCGAGCGACGCTGTGCGAAGCATGTACGGCGTCTCGACAGTCAACGGTTCGCCGGAACTTTTGAAGTACGCCCCCGAAAAAATGTATCCGGGCCTCTCGGCCGATGTGGTGCGTCAGGACATCGCGGACACGCTGAAGGCTGCTGATTTCAAGGGCGACCCGAAGAGCGTGCGTCTCGTGCCCGATGGCAACACCGATCGCACGAAGGGCCGCGCCTGGGGCTTGATCACTGTCGACGAAGACGGCAACTACGACACCGTGCGCGATCATCAGAATCGTGTCGTGAGCTACGCGCTGCCGTTCGGCGAAGATTACTCTGTCGCCAAGGGCAAGATCCTGGCTGACAAGGTGGCCGAGGCGAAGAAAGAGCGCGACAAACAGCACAAGGTTGACGATCTGCAGGAAATGCTCGACGCGCAAGATCGAGGAATGCGATAGTGCCGCGTGTTGAATGGGACGATATCAATGCCGCCAGCGATCCGCTGCCGGGCCGCACTCCGCCGCGTGAACCCGCGCTAGCGGAGAAAGCCCCGACCGTGCTCGACACGGTTTCGGCGGCGTTGCGCCAGAACAATATCGTTTCGAGTGCGGCCGAATCGAGCGGGTTGACTGAGGAAGTCGCGAACGCCATCCAAACCTTCGCGGGTGACGATGACGCGTACCATCTTTACCTCGGCGTCAACTCCGGGCTCTATGACCCGGAGAAGGCGCAGCCGATCGTGCCGCAGAACTACGATGCGCTCGACAACATCGCCGGATTCGAAGACTACGCGGATCGTTTCTTCCGCTCGAACTCGCCGCAGCAGACAGACCAGATCAAGAATCGGATCAAGGCCGAGCTGGTGGACCGCAACACGCTGCGCAAAGCGGGCGGATGGGGCCTCGCGGCATCGATCTCTGCCGGCGTGATCGACCCGATCACACTCGCCTCGATGGCGATTCCGGTTGCGCCGGTTGTGGCTGGACTCTCGCGCGGCGGACGAATCGCGGCCGGTGTCGTGACGAACATCGGGCTCGACACGGCAACCGAAGTGGCGATGCACTCGACGCAGGAGCTGCGCACGACTCAGGACTCGATCCTGAACATCGGCGCGGGTGCGCTGTTGACTGGCGCCTTCGGCGCGCTCGCGACCCGAGTGCCGAAATCGGAATTCGAAGCGCTGCGCGAGCAAGTGCGCGCGGACATGAAAATGATCGAAGATCCGCAGAGCTTGGGCGCGATGCGCGTGGGCGGCGGAACGACGTTGGCGGACGAAAGCATCGCGAAGGGCGGGAAGTTTATCTCGAAGACCCTCGGCCGGTTCAACCCGCTGAACATCTTGCTGCGCAGCTCGACGAAAGAAGCACGGGTGCTGACGCAGGAGCTGGCCGATGTGCCGTTCCTGTTGGAAAAGAACCTGAAGGGAGTGCCGACGGCGCTCTCCGCCGAATCGCGGATCGAACAGCGGTCCATGCAGGCGCGCGCGGATGTCATCAACTCGTTTGATGACTCGTACAAAACGTATTCGCAGCGTGTGACGACGGATCGGCTGACGATTCGCCAGTTCGGCAACGAAGTCGCGAAGGCTATGCGTCGTGGCGACGTACACAGCATCGCGGAAGTGCAGTCGCTGGCCGTGAAGACGCGCAAGCTCTTCGACGCGGACAAGAAGGCATTCCAGGAACTCGGCGTGCTGCCGGAAGATATCGATCTCCTCGGTGCCACGAGCTACTTCCCGCGCGTGTACGATCACGCGGCAATTTCCGCCAATGAGATCGACTTCAAACAGCGCCTGCGCAACTGGTATACGCAGAATCCGCGCGGTCAGCGCGAGGCTGCAGAAGCGACTGCCGAGCGCGAGGTCACAGAAGCGAAGGTTGCGCCGGCTACGCAGACACACGCCGAAGCGAAGACGGGCCATGTCGAGGCGGCGAAGGATATAATCGCCAATCGCGCGGAGCGTAAAGACGCGGTGCGCAAGCTCCAGCGTGCCGAACGCAAAACGGACGATCTCGATCAGACCCTGCAGGAGCTGGAAGCTCAGCGGGCGAATCTGGCCGAAGACATGTCGGGCGCGGACGCGAAGACACTCAAGGCGCACGCCGATCGGCTTGATGCACAGATCGAGCGACTGCGGTTGCGCGCCACGAAGTACGAAGACATCCGCGCGCAGCATGAGCAGCGCGTGCTCCAGGCGGAGATCCAGGCGGAGAAGCTGAAGACGAAGGCCAAGGCTGCGTCGAAGAAGGTTCGCGCTGCAGAGAAGGCCCTGGATGCGATTCGCGCTGCACATTCGGAGGCGAAGGCTGCGGAGAAGAAGGCTGCTGAGCGTGCGACGCCGCGTGATGCGGCCGAAGTCGACGCCGCTGTGGCCGACACAGTTGACCGAATTATGGGCACGGTACGCGGCATCGCGGATCTCGGCCACATCAGTAATCCGAAACCGCTGAAGAGCCGCGTCCTGGACGTGCCGGATGAGATCCTGGAACCATATCTGATCTCGGACTTCGAGCACACGATGGGCGGGTACATCCGCAGCGTTGCGCCGCAGATCGAGCTGCGCCGCGCCTTCGGCTCGACGGATCTCGCTAACGAGATCAAGACGGTCGCGGAAGCGTATCAGGTGAAGGCGAACAAGATCGAAGCCGGCGATGGCGCCCTGGCCGCGAAGAACAAGAAGCTCGCGAATCTGCGCGCGGAAGAGAACAAGGTCATGAAGAACTTGCTCGGCATCCGCGATCGGTTGCTGAATCAAGTCGGCCCGCGCGGGAACGACGCGATCAACCTTGTGCGCGCCGGGCGTGTCATCCGCGCGTATAACTACGAGACGAAGCTCGGCGGGCAAACGATCTCCAGCTTCAGCGACTACGGCCATGTGATCTCGCGCTACGGTTTGATCCGCACGGGACGCATGACCGCCAAGTTCCTCACGAACATGGCGGCGAACAAGCTGATTCGCGAAGACGCGAAGCGCATGGGCACAGCGCTCGATTGGATCATCGATACTCGCAGCGGCACGATCGCCGATATCGGCGACGAACTCGCCGGGTCGAAGAAGCTCGATCGCGCCGTCTCCTGGTCGGCGAACAAGTTTACGCGCTTGACGGGCATGGCGACGTGGAACGCGTCGATCAAAGCCATGACGGCTGCGCTGGAGCAGGACGCGATCCTGCGCGCCATCCAGAAGGGTACGCCGAGCGCGTCCGAGATCGCGAAACTCGCGCAGAACGGCATGGACGCTGCGAGGCTGAAGCGGATGGGCGAGCAGTTTGCGAAACATGGCGACTCCAGTGAAGGGCTCGCGCGGGCGCGTACGGAACTGTGGGACGATCGCGAAGCGGCGGCGATTCTCGAAGCCTCGGTCGTGAAGTCCGGGAACATCATGTCGATCCGGCGTGGCGTCGGCGATCTGCCGCTCATCATGAATTCCGAGATGGCTCGGATGATTCTGCAGTTCAAGACCTTCGGCATGGCTTCGGTCAACCGCATCATGATCCCGCTCGCGCAGGGCATCGCGACTGGCGACGTGGCAGCGATGAATGGGTTCATGGTGATGCTGGCGCTCGGCGGCATGACCTATGTGACGAAAGAATGGATCGCGGGTCGCGAGCCGAACCTCACACCGACGCGCGTAGTCGCGGAATCGCTCAACTGGTCAGGCGTGCTCGGCTATCTGCCGGACGTGTCGGACCCGTTCACCGGCTTGCTGCCGCCCCCGCTGCGCGGAATGCGTTTCAGTCGGTACTCAGATCGCGAGCCGATCCAAACGCTCCTCGGACCGACGATCGGCACGGTGACGCAGGCGTACAAGACTGTCTCCGGGATCACGGATCTCGGCGTCACGCAGAAGGATCTGCACGCTCTGCGCCAGATGATTCCGTTGCAGAATCTTTTCTACCTTCGCCGCCTGATCAACGGGCTCGAAGGCGAAACGGGCGAAGCCTTCGGCGCAGCGGGCTCGACGCATGAGACCCTGGCCGAACGTGTTACGAAAACTGAAAAGCCTTCGAAGTAGGAATAGACAATGCCGAGCATTGATGTAGTCCAAGATCTGCCGCCGCGAGTCCAGTACACATCTGGCAATCTGCAGACCGTGTTCCCATACCCGTTCCCCATTTTCAACGATGTGGATCTGGTGGTCGTGGATGGCGTCGACGGCCCGGTCCTGACGCTCGGCGTTGACTACACGGTCTCCGGCGCGGGCGATGACACGGGCGGCGATGTCACGTTTGCCGTTGGTCGTTCGCTGAACGCGATCATCACGATCTACCGGGATATCCCGGCTGATCGCGATACCGATGTGCCGCAGAATGGCGACTGGTCGAGCGTGGCGTATAACAACGAACTGGACAAGGTGATCCTCCTCATCCAGCAGTTGAAGATGTTGCTCGCGCGCACTGTTCGCTTCTCGCTGACCTCGACGGTCTCCGATGCGGATCTGGAGATCAACACTCCGGATGAGCTGACGGGCATCCTCTCGACGCTCGATTCGCTATCCGACGTGCAAGTGCCGACGCCGAACGACCAGGACATCCTCTCGTGGGATGACAACATCCAGCAGTGGGTCGCGCGCGCACAGGGCTCAGTCACACCGACCAGCGAGGAATCGAAGTCGGTCGAGCTGCGCGGCGCCACATTCACGGCTGGCGTTGCTGCGATCAATGCGTCGACCGTCAATGACGTGCCGATCTATATCAAGCAAGAGTGCAACATCACGAAGATCGTGGTGCTGACCCGCTCGGGGCTTGGTAGCTGCGTGCTCGACATCTGGAAGAAGCCGTTCACGAATTTTCCGCCGTCCGTGGCGGACTCGATCATGGGACCGTCGAAGCCGACGATCTCCAGCGGTCGGACGTACATCGATACCACGCTGACCGGGGTGAATCGATTCCTCTCGGCCGGCGACACGCTGATCGTGCATCTGCAGTCGTCGTCCAACTTCGAAGTGGTCGGTATCTTCATCGAGTTGACGCCGATCGACGTGCTGCCGAACGATGAAGCCACGGACGACCGCATTCGCCAGATCGTGCTCGATGTTCTAGCCGAGGGCGGCGGAGCTGTGGTGGTCGGTGACACGATCACCATTACGCAGATCGGCAACGTGCAGGATCTCAAGCTGTGGGACGCGGCCGGACGCCCGACTGGCGTCGTCACGTTCAACTACACCCTGCCGGCAAGCTCGAATGCGCAGGCGCTCTCGACGAAGAGCTACGCGCTCGACTTCCGAGGCTTCAACGTCGGCTCGGTCATCAATTTCAGTTGCCCCGGTCGCGCTCTTGCGCGCGGTGGCGATGGTGCTGACGGCGGCGCAATCGTTGTCGGCAACGGTAGTGACAATGACGATCTCTATTACGGCGCGTATCTCATCGGAGAACGCGGACAACCCGGCGGCACAGCCATCATCGGTCCAGGCGCAGGAGTGGAATTCAATGTTGATGTCAGCGAAGGAATTATCGCAGGCGGAGGCGGCGGTGGTGGCGGAGGCGGTGCGACTGCGAATCGCGGACCCAACACGTCCAACGGAGGCGGTGGTGGCGGCGGTGCAGGCGGCGGTAAAGCGGGACGTGGCGGTCGCGCGGGCGGAAACAGCCCTGGCAGCGGCGGCGGACTTGGCAACGGCGGCGCGCAAGCCAATGATGGCATCGACGGCGGCACGGGTGCTGACGGCACATTCGGTACGGGCGGCACTGGCAACGGCGCAATCGCAGGTGGCACAGGCGGTGACGGCGGCGATTGGGGCACGAATGGCTCTGCGGGCGCGGCCCCGACCTCGGGCACCTACGACACAGCATCCGGGACTGGCGGGCTAGCCGGCAAGGCAATCGATTTGAACGGGGGCACGATCAACTGGATCGGCGTCCACGGTCCTACACATGTGAAGGGAGCAGTTTCCTAATGACGACGCAATCATGGTCAACCCGCATTCGCCACGACAGTGACGCGACTTTTCGTGAATGGGGCCTCGAACTCAATACGAAACTGGCACTCGCAGGTCTCGTGCAAACCGCCGACACTGGGCAAATTGACTGGTCGACTGTTACCCTTCAGGCTTCGAACACCGATGCCGGATATGAAATCTGGACATTGAGTGACGCGCTAGCGGGCTCCGCACCTGTCTACTTCCGCATCGTGTATGGCACGGGCGGCGGCACTAACGTGCCGGTCATGCGCATCAAGGTCGGCACGGCTACAGATGGTGCGGGAACGTTGAGCGGTGACACGCTGACACTCGAACGCATCATTATGAGTCAGGCCAACCAGACTTCCGACACTGCTCGGCAGTCGTATCTGTGCGTGACCGAAGGCTTCTTCGGGCTGTCATGGAAAACGAACTCGGGCGGTAGCTGCGGCGGATTCCTGTTTTGCCGCACGGTTGACTCCTCGGGCGCACCCACTTCGCTCGGCGCGATGGTTATTTGGGGCGGAGGCAGCCCTAACCAGATAACGGCGACGCAGGCTCTACGGTACGCGGCAACCGCTGCCGCATACACTGCGCGCACGTCACCTGACAAACATATGATTGGCTTCAGTCCGCAAGCGCCAGCTTCGACACAAGTGGGCGCGGATATCCAAGCGATGCTCGGCTGGACGATCACACCGCAGATTCAACCTCTTGTTGGAATTTGTGGCGTACTCGAAGAGGAAGTGTCCGACGGCACAACTTTCATCACCACGCTCATTGGAAGTACGTCGCGCACGTATATCGGGTTGCATACGGAGAGCGGCCCCTTCGGTCCCGGAGCGACTGGCGCAGGCACGGGTCAGCCGAAGTTCGCGATGCTGTGGGAGTAAGGCATGGCCGTCATTCCTGGCTTTCAGATAAATCCCGACGGCGTGACCGCGCCGCAAGCTGAAGGCGTGATCATCGCCAACAATCTCGCTTCGCCCGCCACAATTCCGCCCGTTCTCACACGGCCGCTGATCCAGCAATCTTTCA